AAGAAATTAGATTTCTCAGAATTCCAAATGACAAGTAAGTCAGGACCTAACGGTCATGCCTTATGGACATCTTTTCTCGATTATCGAGGATTGACGTCAAGTCAAAAGGATTCAATTACCATAATAGCAGGAGATAAGCTTATGGACTTAGCTTCCCGATTTAATATACTAGTTACCAAGTTTCCCAAATTCTTTTACGGCGTGGGGAGTCTCCGCAAGGAGACGACACTCACCCGTAAACTAATTTGGATACAAGATAAAGAGTGTAAAAGTCGAGGAGTTGCAGTTCTCGATTACTGGTCTCAATCTGCTTTGTTTCCATTACATTTGTATTTGGAAAGATTCTTAAAAAGAATCCAGCAAGATTGTACTCATAACCAGACGAAGGAATTTATGTGGCTCAGAACAAAAGAAGATGACCATTATTGGTCAATCGACTTAAGTGCTGCGACAGATAGATTTCCTCATATGGTTATAAGACAGTTATTGAGTGTATGGTTCGGTGAATCATATGCAAATGCTTGGCTCCAAATAATGGTAGGTAGCCTATTTATCTGTAAAGATAAAAGTGTTACCTATGCTGTAGGTACCCCTATGGGTGCTTACACATCATTTAATGCTTTTGCTGTTGCTCATCACTTCTTTGTTTTCTTAGCATGTAAAAGAGCTAAGAAGAATTGGAAGAGATGTCCTTATATGCTATTAGGAGATGACATTGTCATCGCCAATGATATAGTAGCTAAGGAATATATGAAGATCCTTGAAGAATGGGGTGTAGGCGTAAGCCTACAGAAAACCCATAAATCTTTAAATGGATTCGAGTTTGCAAAGCAAACTCGTCTTCACCGTGAGAACGTGTCACAATTTCCTTTCTCCGCACTCTTCGATAGAAGGTCGGAAACCTTTACTACCGCAGGCATAATAGCCAACGAGGTATGGGTTAAGGATTGGAAAGTGGATCTAGATTCTTCATTGAAGAGTTACTTCATTGAGGTACTACGATGGCCAAGACCAAGATTTAGAGCATTTGCTCCAACTCTTTACTTGTCTATCGATATCTTAGGATTCTTGAAAGGTCAAAGAAGCTTAGGTAAGGGAATTCTCCGTTACGTATCTTCTAAGACTGGAACTGTATATAAAATGGAAAGTTGGGACTTAGATTTATATTCTAAGGTCTTACTTTTACATCTTTTACACAGAACCTTCTTGAACACAAAAGAAATAGTAATCTCAGCGAAAAATAAGAAACCTCTTGGACTGCTAGCAGAACAAATGGTTATACTTATATCTCTTCTTGAAGATGATGGAGCGCTTTTATGGCCTCATATTGAGGCTGTACCCTTTCTCCAAATATATGGTCGAGCTGAGGAAACTTGGCTCAACCTTCGGACTGACCTTTCGGTTTACCAAATTGGTGAATCAGAAAAGAAGTTCAGAAATATGTTTCAAAAGATTGATATTCCTGGATCCGATAATGATTTCCATACTCGGCATCGTGAC